CCTTTAACCAACATAACTTTACCACTTTTCTCAAACCGGAGCTCTTTGGAAAGGAGTCCTTTCTATCTGTTGATCTAAAAGGGGCTACAGATCAAATGCCGTCAAACTGACAGGCATTAGTCTTAAGCCGCCTCTTTGGTAACAGAGATTTAGGATGTGTTTGACATGAAATGGTTGCTGAACAAGTATGAACCTATAAAGAACGTGAAGTTAAATATGCTTCAGGTCAACCTATGGGTTTATACAGTTCATGACCAATTATGGCAATCACACATCACATGCTAATAAGATTTGCATTCTACAGGATAGGGAAAGACCCATCGGGGTCCTACTCTGTTCTTGGAGATGACGCTCTTATTATCGGTGATGAGGCTCTTAGATCCTATTTGGAAGTTTTAGAATCAGCTGGTATTCCAATTAATAAAGACAAGAGTTTCATCTCATCAGTATTAGTTGAATTTGCCAAACGGTTCTTTTACAAAGGAGTAGAGATTACTCCATTCCCAATAGGAGCCACCCTTTCTTCAAACGGTGATCCTGCTATCTTATCAGTTGCGATGGATAACGCTTTCCATAAGAACTGAGAGCTAGTAGGTGATCCTGTACGGAACACGGGGAAACATATGTTTGTTGAAGTGTTTATTAGAATTTATGGTAAACATAAAGCTTTCGCTTTACGACTATCACAAATTCTAGAGTTAAACCTATGAGCCACTGAAACATATCGAATGACTCGAAACAATAGTCGTGAGGGCCCTCGACCATCTAAAAGATGGAGGCAGGTAACCGGAATTCGTTGTTCCGAATCCGAAACCTCTCTCTTATCAAGGATAAGAGAGGGTCTCAAACTCGTTATGGTTCAGAAGCTCCAAACATTAAGAGAGGCAACAGATAAGAGTCTTGTGACTCTTAATGATGAGTTGCTCTCGCATCCTGTATTCCGGGACGCCTTCCGATCTGGTGGTGATTACGATTTACCAATTATATACGCTATCCAAAGTCTTCATACAGAAATTGTGAAGTCTATGGATAGGTGTTTATTGGCACGTTGTACCTCAAACGCCGAGGAATGAGATGAAGAAATTTCAGAGGTGATGAATCTCTGTATCTCTCCTATCCCACAACTCGATACTTGAGTTCACCAAGAGAAAGGAAGCGCCAGAAGGGCTCGGATATTATCTGATATTGCACCAATCTTGATGACTTGGACACAAGGTGAATATCATAAACTAGACACGTACCTTGCTAGCTTCTCAGAGGAATATAAGAGGATAACTTCTGACTAGACTTGACTAGGAGACCGCCTGAGGTAGCGCATACCTCCCGG